CAAAAACAATAGAAGCATAATAATTTATATCAGGTGTTAATTCTGATATATTAATATAACTACCAGTTGTAAAAACTCCACTATATAAAGTTAAGAAATCACTTAAAATAGTCCCTATTTGAGTTGAAGGCATTTTAACTTCCCTTTTGTATATTACCTTTCATATAATCATTAAACATTTTCTTTGTAGTTGCATTAATATTTCGTAATAAATATTTTCCAAATCTGTCAATATCTCTTTCAAATGAATTTAATGTATAATAAAATGGAGGAACGAACTGGCTTGTGTTATAATCTTCGCTTTTCATTTTTGTTCTTCCTCTCCATCCTGTTTCAAGCACTATCGGATAACTTACTCCTGTTCTTCTGTTTGTAGCTGATGACCTTACCATTAATGCTGTATAATTTTTATCGGCATTATCTTCTGCTATATTTTTTCTTACATATAAAGATTTAGCCATTGTTCCTGTTCTATTTACAAGCTCATTATTCCCTGTAATAGCTCTCGGGTATTTTGCTTTTAAATAATAATTTATTATGTTTTCCCTTACAATGCTTAAATAGCTTGCGGAAGCTTCAACAGCATCTTTTACAATTTCATTACCTTTTTCATACTTTTTTAAAATAAAAATAAATGCAGGGTCATAATCAAGAGTAAGTTCTATCTTGCCATAAGCAGTGTCAAAACTTCTTACATCTATTGTTTTAGCCATATTATTTAATTCCAGCTTCTTTTTTCGTATGGGACAATATATTTAGCTAATTGGACTCGATAAGAACTTGTAAAAATCTCTTTTAAATAATTTTGTTCAACCAATGTATCCTCTAAATTTATTGTTCTTGAGGTAATACCTTGCAAACCGTGTTTACCTTTTCTTTTCCAGAAATCTTGTAAAATCATTACAATTATTGTTTCTACATCTCTTAAATAATCAAAAAAACCATATATATGCTTTATATTATATATTTTATTTAGTTTATAAGCATCTGTATCTAACTTTATTACAGTATTAGATATTAATAAAAATTCTGGTGAAAGAATTTGATTTATCGGTGTTTTTTGCAAAGGTGGGAAGACTAATTCATTATCTACAAACACATTCTGTTCATTTATAAAACTTTCATCATTAAATAATAATATAGCATATCGTGATGATGCATCAGGAATTCCAGACAAATTACTTTCAAGTGTTATTATGTTTGTAGTAGCATCATAATCTATTATTTTCTTTTTTTCACCAGCATTAAATCCAGATATTATTTCAAAATAATAATTATTATAATAATCATTAATAGCAGATGCATTATTTGTTATTTCAACTGAAGATATTGTGTTTATTCCAGAACAATATCCGTCATTTATAACAATATGAAAATTTCTTCCTACAAAATTGCAAAGGGAAGGATATACTATATACTTTATAAAATTTTCTATAATTGAAATTTCTGTTGTCATTGTATCAGCAATTTCTAAATATTGTTTTGATACGTTTATTATATCATTATAATTTAACATATACCCTTCCCGTAAATTAATTAAAATACAAATTTAATAAATTACATTTTATAACCAAGAGCTACACCTTTAGTCGAATAAATAGCACTAAAGCCAAAATATTGTCTCATTACAAGATAAGTTACTCCGATAGTAATATCTTTATCCCATTCAACAATTGGCGAGCCATAAAATCCTACAGCAAAAGGTCTTTTATTAACAACAAGAATTGAGCCGTATGTATTATTAGCAGACGTCCCAGATATTTCACCAGTTGAATCAGTTAATGGTAATACGCTTGAAGTTCTTACAGGTATCCCATCGTATATACCAAGTTGACCTGTTAATATTGTAGCTTTTGCACCGACTTTATCAATTGTCAAGAAATTAGAATCATTTAACATTTTATAATAAGCTTTGCTTTCTTCAGCTACAATAAGTAATTCTTGTGGTCTAATTCCATATTTTGCTAATTTTTGTCTTAATGACCTGAAATTAGTATAGTTAAACGTAGATAAATCAGCTGAATTATATGCATCTATAGCAAGTCTTCTAAGTCCATCCCAATATCGTCTTACACTTGGAGATGATAAAGATGAATCTCCATTTATAATTGAGTCTTCTATTGAAATGGACAATCCAAAATATAAAGCATTTCTAAGAATAGGAAGCATTTCTACAACTGTAAACATATCTACTTCATCTGTCCATTTGTATAATCCCTTAAAAGGTTTAGCAGATATATCAAAGTATAAATCACTTGTATTACTTTCTGTTATAGTTGTGCCTTCCACACCATAAAAACTTGCATACCAGTCAACATATGGGTATCGTCTTGTGCTTGAGCCAGTAGACCATCTGAAAATATTTTGAATAAAATCAGCTATTACTGCTGTTTTTTCTATTATTAAATCAATAACTTGATTTTGAAATTCTACAGGTATCCAATCAGCCATAGTTGTAGTGTTTGAAAGAGTTTTAAATTTAGCTTTATCTTTTATAACCAAAGACATTAAATCTTTTTCTGAATACTTTTGTCTATTTCGCAGTGCAGAATCTCTTTCATCTATAGATTTTAAAATCATAAAATCTATAAATTCATTAGTTGATAAAGTAACACCGCTTTTTTTATCTTCTATAATTGGTTCATTATTTTTTTGAGTCAATATAAAAGATTCAAGAGCTTTTAGAGATTCACTCATATCTTTTTTTAAGTCTTCTGAAGTGTTAAATTCTGTCGCTTTTTTTTGTAATACAGCTATTTGGTCAATAGCTTCCGTAATATTTTTAAATTCCATAAAATCTCCTTATTTTTTTAAATTTTTAATATTTGACATCATTTTACAAAATTCTTCTTTTTGGTCCGAAGATAATTTATCCATAAGCCTAATAAAATACGATACCATTTCATCAACAGATTTAAGCAATCTGTCCATATCGCATTTCTTTACACTAATGAACTCTTCATCTTCATTACCAGAAGAATCTTTAGAAACATCTTTTTCAATATTTAAATTATTTTCGTCATTAATTAATTTTTCAAAATTTTTAATACCTACTGATTTTATTAATGACTTAACCATTTCAAAATTTGCATTTGGGTTTGCTGGGACTGTTACTATTGAAATATCAATTAAATCAGCATCTTTGATAATTGTTATATTTTTACCATTTATCTTTTGTTCAACATAATCTTTTATAAAAAAACCTACTGAAAAACTTTTGACGACTCCATATTTTACCATTTTATACACTTTTTCGTTTATGTCAGGATATATTTTAGCAGTAATTAAAAAACTATTATTTTCATCAGGTGGTATATATGACAATATTTTACCTACAGGTTCATTCCAATCGTGATTAAAAAATATCGAGCCAGAAGCTTTTGTGTATGTATCTATAGAGTCGCTGAACGCTAATGATTCGATTATGTCATTAGTCCTGTCTATATCAGGAGTCGTGGGGTAACCTTTTATTATTATAGATTCATCTTCATTATCTTTTGCAATATCTTTAAAAGATACTGCGTTATCGATATAAGATATTTTTTTCATTTTTTTTACCTCGATTAAATATTTCATTATTTTTTTAAAAGTCAAGAAATTTAATTATTAACGAATTGAACTATTAAGAAACATCTACAATTTATTACTAATTCTGGTGGCAATTCTGGGTCATATGGTCTATCAGCTGAATATGTTCTTCCGTTTATTGTAGTTAAAGTAAATTTTTGTTCAAATGGTATCCATTCGTTATTATCAACTATTTGATGCGAATATCTTACTTTTTCATCTCTCATTGACCTCCAAGCTTTTACAGTTTTCTTCTTTTTTTTACTCATTAATGAAAATTTATTCCATAAATGTTCATTAAGTGTTTTCATTATTTCTGTTGTAGACCATATTCTTGCTTTAGCTTGTGCGTTTTCAATTAAATTATTTCTTATTTCATTTGCTATATTTTCAAATGTGTTATTTCGGTTATTTATAATAATATTTAATATAATAGCT